CACCATAGAATTTTGAAAAATTCACAACATGTCTTTTACATATATCAATCAAATCGTTATACATATCAATGTCGTTTAGGTGTAACACATCCATACTCGTGTACGTGTTACACCTCCATTTAACTTTTTGTGGTAAATTTTCTCTGTACTCCAGAGACTTTTTATAAAACTCAGCATTTTGTTCTTCTGAAATAACTGAAGAAAGGTGTGCTTTATAAATGATTGTTGGGAACCACATTTCCATACATGGGTTTGTCTGCTGTAAGTCTATCATATTTTTATCCAAAAAATTCTTCCAATGATGTTTCTTCTTGCGTCTTCCATCCCAGTGGTTCAATAACAATCTGCAACGCATCCAAGAAAACTTTCTGGAATTGTAAATCATAATCTACATATTCTTCCAACTTTAGTTCTTTTGGTAGAACTTGAGGAAATGCAATTACATCTTCTTGAATTGGGTTTGGGGTTCGCAGATACACGAACTTGATTTTGTCTCCATCTCGGATGGCTTGGTACTTCTTCTCAATACCTAGTCGTTTGCAGTGGTGATTAAACAACAATGAAGCACGAACTTGGATTGGTGTACCTTTGATATAGATTGGTGAACCAGCATAGTTCTTCAATCCATTACACGAACGAGGGAAGGCAATTTCTTCCACAGGCATCTTATCAAACTCACGTTTGAAATCCATCACATACTTATGTAGGTCTTTCTCAGTGCCATGCAGAATCACTTGCAATGAGTCACGCAACTTGTCACGGATGACTGCAGGTGTAGATGACTTAACCATCTCAAGACCCATCACCTTGACTTTAGGTTTGGAGTATTGAACACCCTCAGAGTTGTGCACGTTAATCACATAGCGTTTCTTCGCAGTCCAAATGGCTTTATCAGCAAGAACTTCTCGCTTCATGACCATCTTCTGAGCATATGCATTCATATAGTCAGCCAACTCTTGATATCCTTGATCAATGAATGGTTGGATAACTTCTTCACACATCTTGTCCATGGTCTTGATTCGTTGTTCGGTAGTTTTACCTGCGCAAACTTTCTCAATGATATCTTCCAAAGTCAGATAGATTGAATCAGTGTCAATCGCAACAACGAAGTCTTTCCCCTCAGACTTGAGAGTTTTATTGAGCATGGCATTAAGTTTGTTAGCCATCCAACGAATGGACAACTGACCCGAAGTGGTAATACCTTCAGCCATACGGATATCAAAGTAGCGGAAGTATTGATTACCCATCGCACCATAAGCAGAGTTCAGAGCAATCTTCATCGCCATCTGTAGGTTGTTCAAACGAGAAATCTCTTTCAACAAATGCTTCTTGCTCTTGTCGTTTTGATACTCTTGTTCAACCTTCAACATCTGCTTCTTAAACTTACTTCGGTTTGCATACATCTGTTCCATCAACTCAGGCATAAAACCCTTGATGTCTTTGCGATAACACCAACCATTTGCAGTCAGAGTTAAGTCACGACGTTTGGCATATGATGTATCAACTTCTTTATTGAGCAACCTATCAACAGAAACAGAAATCTTTTCGTGCGTGAGAGTTTCTGGACTGATGTTATACTGCATAATCAAGTGAGGATACAGAGAGTTCAAGTCGAACGATGCCATCCATTTGTGTTGGCCAATGATTGGGTCTTTAACATACGCACCTTCAAACTGCTCAGACTTACCACTGTTATTAACCTTGATAGGAATAACAATACCTTTCTTACGTAGATGATTGTAAATAATCGCATCCCACATACGAACCTGTGAGTAAACATCTTCAGGATTAATCTTAGCCTGATAAGCCATAGTGAGATGCAGTTCAAGCAGACGCATCTTATCTTCAAGACGATCTACAAGTTCTACGTCATGAATGTTATAGTCAACAAAGTCTTGCCAATGGTCAGTGTAGAAATCACGGAAGGTTTCACCTGGATTCTCTTTCTTCTTATCACCTAGTTCTTGCTCTGCGATATAGTCCAATCGGTATGATTCTTGTTTCGTGTAAGTATACTTCTTGTACAGTTCAAGATAATCAAGTTGGCTGATACCAGAAATGTCATAATGCTGTTCTTCATTGCCTTTGATGAATGTGTTACGCTGGTTGATGATACCCCATGGTGATATTTTCTTTGCGAAAGTTTCACCAAGTTCACGACTGATTCGATTGATTAGATATGGTACGTCAAAGAAGTCGGTGTTCCAGCCAGTGATAACATCTGGATAGTTTTGTTGCCACCAAACCATAAACTCTTTAAGTAAAGAAAGTTCGCTATTGAAGTTTAGATACGTAACATCTTCACGTGAGTTTGAGTATGCGTCACCAGTCGGAGAATAACCGAAGGTGGTGACAGTCTTCTTCTGAAGATCCTTGACAGTGATTAGGAGAATCTCTTCATTGGCATTACGAATATCTGGGAAACCATTCTCAGTAGAAGTCTCAATGTCAATCGTGAACACTTTGATTTGTTCCATATCCCAATTGATGTCATCAGGATAAGTGTCACTGATATATTGATAACTGTAGTTGGTTTGACCATACACGTTAAACCCAGCAACGTCTTCGTATTTCTTGACGAACTCTTTCGTCTCTTTGATAGTTCCAGGTTTCATTTCGTCAACATACTGTCCTTCCAAAGTGCGATACTTGGATGGCTCTTTAGAAGTGACAAAAAGCGTAGGGTAGAAATCTACCTTACGCATATATGGTCTTCCGTGTTGGTATCCTCGAACGAGGATCTTATCTCCCCATGGCTGGGCTGATGTATAAAATTCCATTAAGTCTTTCCGTACATTAATTGCATTGCGTCTAGTGCGCAGTCGTGAACAGGGTGATGTTTGATGACTTCGTGTCTTCTGAATAGAGGATGGTCTACTTCTACATAGCCATTCGTAGTTCCATACATAATGTCAACTGCAGTTCTCACATCTCTCCACATATTATACCCTGTGATTTCTTGCATGCCAAGTTTAACACACAATGAATCAATCACAAGTTGATCAAGAGAACCACGTGCCCACATAGTTTGTTTACTTGCATTTGGATACTTTGCCATGTAAGCATACAATGTTTTGATTGCATTCTCAGCAGTCATGTCATCAGACGAAGGATCTAAAGAAACTTTGCGAGTATATTCGTGCTGTTCTTTCCACCACTCAAGAGTAGATTTAGAAATCGTACGACCCATCTGTGCTTGTTCTTTAGCATCAAACTTCACAAAGCATGCATTGTCAAGTAAGTCTTGGTATGTTGGACGTTTCTCTGGATCGAAATGAACCAATGCTGCAGATAAAATCACAGCATTAGATTCTACACCAAGAGTTTCTACGTCAAATACAAACATCATTTATTCCTATCAAAATCAAAGTAATGTTGCGAATGCTCCACCATATCATATCCCTGTTCTTCCATAGAAGTAAACAGATTATCAATTTTATCCTGAGATGACCAAGTTTTCAAATAAGAATTATCTTCATCGCAAATTTGCAATGCTTCATCAAAAGTCACAACACGATGACTCATTATGGTTTCACCAACATGTAATTGAGAGAACTCTTTGGCTTCTTGCATTGTTACAGTGTCAAGTGCATATTCAGGATGGTCATCTGGTGTTTCAACCATATAACGCATACGATATTGAGAGATACATTCTACCATTACCCATTTAGACATCGTCATCCTCGCTTTTCATTTTAGACATACGTTGTTGATACTCTGCTTCATGTTTGTCGCAAAGTGTGCGAACCCAACCACCATTTCTAGCCTTACCTTTATCACCGCAAGTTTCGCAGGTATGTCCTGCCCAAACTTCAGCCATTGTTACCATACCATCAATGTGATTGTCACCGCCATGATAATAGAAACGCAGACCACCAAACTTCTCTTTGATTTGGTCAATACCAATCCACTCAACTTTAGCAGTGATATCACGCTGATCATTTTCCATAATCTCGTCAGCACGTTCTTCATCCCACTCTCGTGGTTCTTTACCTTTGCATATAAACTTCAGAAGTGCATCACGACCCTTAGCCTTAGCACGTGCAAGACGTAGATCGTATGCACGCATATTCCGACGCCACTTAGTGTAGTGATCAATCTGACCAAGCAGTGATTCAATGATAGGATACCATCCCTCACCGATAGCAAACCCACCGAAACGTGCATTCTCATTTACATAGCGTGGAAACTTCTCAGCCATCTTGGCATGAAAATTGTCATGTGCTTCTAGTTCGTTCATGCTGTCACCCAATAATCATTTTCTTTATACTCAATAGACTCAGAGCCATCATACTCATTAATCTTGAATTGTGTTCCAACAGGAATCCATTCAATCACAAGATCGTCTACACCACCACAGTAAACTTCATTCTTACCATATCGTTGTTCACAATACGATTCAACAAGTTCAACTAACTGTTCATTAGTAATCTTACCATTGTCTCTGTCTTCAACCATTGTAACTACGCTTGGCTCAAACAACAGAGCATCACTATGACCATTGATGGAAGACCATGTTGACCAACCAGCACCGAATCCTGGAGAGTACAACACAGCAACTTTACCATCACGAATTACTTTTTTCATTAATCTTCTCCATACACGTGGTGAAATCTATTGAACGACACACCAAATGCTTTATGAATAATTTTATCCTTCATCATATCTGGAATTGTTGTATAAGGAAATTCCAAAAAGAAAGGACAACCACCATGACCCCAAGTATGTTTAGTGAAGAACAACTTGGCAATCTCCATATCTTTCTTAGACCTTGGGTCAAAGAATCGTTTCTGCCTTAGTTTACTTTCTAGAATCATTTGATATCTCCAATAGAATCAGCCACGTCTTTATCATCACGAAGTTCAACAAAGATTGGTAGGAATAGAGATTCTTCACCAGCTTTGTTTTTAATCTTCATGTTATACTTTACTGCCACAATCCTACTGAGCAATTCTTTACGAATATGCCAAAGGTTGATTCGATGTTCATCGTTGAAACCAGAACCAACATTAACCTTAACAACACCATCTGCTGATTCGCAAACGAGTGCACCAAGCATACCTGCATACTTACCAGTACCCTCTTCAACTGCAACAATCTTAAGATCGCATTCCAACTCACCTTTGAATTTAATCTGGTGCTTTGCACGTTTGTCTTCCCAGATACCACTCTTATCTTTTAGAATGATACCTTCTTGACCTTGTGCCAACAAATTCTCAAATAGAGTCTTTGCTTCTTCATAGTCAGGAACTTCCCACGTGTCAACCATCTTGACTTTCTTAGGTTGATGTTTGGCAATCAAATCAAACAAAGTCTGCCATCGTTTACCATAATTAACAGGACAATTTCCATCAATAAAATACATGTATGGAATCACATCCCAAACAGTGGCATGAACCAATGATGCTTCTTTATCAGAGATCGTGCCTTTGTTTGCTTTGTTTAGTATACCATTCCCTGTCTGGCGATCGAGGATATTGTCTCCTTGAATGACAAGTAATTCTCCGTCAAAGACACAATCGACATCACCAGCAAGAGCAATGAAATCGCTATCAAGATTACCCAGTAGTTGAATTTCTTTTCCATTACGACTCCTATACTCTACCTTACCATCCCTTACGATTGCGTTGAATCGCATTCCGTCCATCTTTGTTTGGACTAGTGCTGGGAACTGCACCTTGTCTACGAGTTTCTGCTCGAACTGACTGCACAACATTACTGGATAGTCGTTCACCAAGCCAGTCCACACTGCGTTTGCGGTTGATACTTGAACCCCACATTTTAGATCCTTTTGAATTATTCGTTCGATGACTTTGGCATCTTCTGTCGGCAAGCCAGAAAGAATTGCACGGAGATGAGCAATTGCTGCATTGCCAGTCACTTCACGATGAGAAAGATAATAGAGATTTTCAATAGCCATCTCAAGATTAGTCTGATGTTCGGAGTCTTCTCCAACAAAAGTGTATTCTGGAATCTTGCGGATGTAGAAATTGGTAAAGGGGTCAAGTGCAAGACGAACAATTTGAATCAGCAACTGGTCGTCACGACGATTCTCAAGCTGTTGAATTTTGTAGTTGCGTGACGAGTTTGCAGCCAAGTCGTTGAAGAATGCATCATAATTCATAGGTCTTTAATTCCTTCTTGTATCACTTTGAAAGTACGATAGCGTTTGTCAATACGTATCGGTTTCTTAAACATCATAAAATCTTTTGCTTTATGGAACTTGAAGTATCCGAAAATCTTTTCTTTGTTATCAGACATTAGGTATGTATGATTACATTGAAAGTCTTCTTCCCACTTCGTGGTTTCTTTTGCGAGAATCATGCCACCACCAATTCTTCATACTCAATTTCTGGTTCACGACAAGCGATCTCGCCATCATATTCCAGCTGTGATTTCTCGAACCAAGAAAGGTAGTCATCGCTTTCCAATGACCAATCAAGGATATACTCACGACAGTAGTCGTTGTTCTTCTCGATATTAGCTGCAGAAACAACTTCTGCGTAGTCGATGTTCAATGGAACACCAGTGATTTTATACTCAGAGCCACCTTTGGACTTCCAATACTGAGGACAAGCACCTTTACCATCCCAGTCATGAGCACCATAGTTTTCCATGTATTGAGTACGAATCACTAGCATCATAATAAAATTCTCCAATAAGAGTTATTATACATCAAACAAAATTGCAAGACAATTACTTCGAAAGATTGATAATTCGTGCATCGTATTCCATGAAAGAAACTTCCATCGGCACGAACACAATCTTACCAACACGAGAACTGCGAACACCCTTGCGGAATTTACCATCAAAGAAGTCAGACATGCAAGTAATCTTGTATGCTTTGTAGCCAGTCTCGTTTGTGATTGCTTCAACAACACCTTCAACGAAACAGTCGCTACGACCAACCATCGGTTTGAAGTCATAAGCACGAATCACGTCACCAACAGTAGCAATCTTTTCGAATTTCAACATATCATTATTTCCTTTTCTCATCATAATAGAGTTATTATGCCTCAAGTTGCAATTAAAGACAACAACTAAATTTAATAACCCTACTGAGAGTAGGGGATTGTAAACCCTTGTATCTACAAACAAAAAAGCCTTCCCGAAGGAAGGCTCTGTAAGGTTCTGGAGAGAGGTTTCTTCCTCTCTCCTAGAGGGTCTTAGGGCATCTGTAAACCAGATAGTGCTGATGCAGGTGCTACTTGGATACCAGATCCGAAAATTCTGTTGTATTCGTTGACCAGATTCTGGTCTGGATCGCAGTCTGCAGCGATCGCATTTTTATACAAACTAACATTACCACTTGCGTATGGCATGTATGGTGCAATACCTACTCCCATACCACCTTCAGTTCTCTGCAGAACAATCTGTGCTGGATTCTTCAGTTCAACTGTAGAATCGTAATAATTGAAAATCTCGGCAATCAGTTCTTCGCCATTGATCATCTTAAATACTTTCACTTTCATTGTGTGTCCTCTTTCGCTAACATGTCTAAAAAATTTGCTGCTTCGTCTTGATTACCAAAATGTCTAACAATCGTTTTCTCTAATTCGTAATAATGTTGAGCAATAACTAGCACCTCTGTTTGTTTATAAACAGATATCTTCATGACCCAGTCGCCACGTCTTACCGTGACGAACGAAATAAGATTAGGTGAAATTTTTGCTCTCATGAATAGTATTTAGGGAGAACCGAAGTCCTCCCTATACTACTCAAGATTTAGGTTGTGTAGGTGTTTTACCGTTTACCCAATCCCAATCTTCATCAGTCATTGGAACCCAGTTGTTTACTTGCATTTTTCGTACTCCTGCATTATCTCGATAGCTTTCTTTCGATTACCTTGTCGAGCCTGAAGTGCTGCAGCACGTGCATAACCGAATCCTTTTAGAATGATGTATACTTTTCTTAGGAATGTTTTCACACAGCCTTCTTTCTTGCTGCTTTCTTTTGTTCCAATAGCAATTCAGGTTCTGCTTTTGGATTAAGTGCAGCAAATTCAGAGACAGTGTTCGGTTCATCGGAAACTTCAATCTTGCGTGGCTTCTTGTGCTCAGGAATAATTCTTTCCAAGCCAATTTGTAGAAGACCATTAACAAGAGAAGCACCCTTGATTTCTACTTGGTCATTGAGAGCAAATGTGCGAGTGAACGCACGATTAGCTAAACCATTGAACAAGTAGTTAGAAGGATCTTCTTCCTTAGCCTTACCCTTAACAATCAGTTTATCATCAGAGAACTCAATCTCGATCTCAGACTTACTGAAACCTGCGACTGCCATCTCGATGACATAACGTTGGTCATCAACCTTCTTGATGTTGTATGGTGGGTAGTTAGGAATGTTCTTTGCGATTTCGTCATGCAGTTTAGCCATGCGATTAATCTGCTCGTCAAAACCTACAAAGAATTTATCGAAGTCCTTACCAAAAAATTGATTTAGTAAAGTCATGATTCACCTCCAATTACTTAGATGCAAACACTTTTGCGTAGTCGAACTTAACTGCTTCTTGTGCAGTCTTAGTAGCGACATCAAAAGTAGTCTTAGCAACTTGCTTAGTGAAAGCAGTTTGTGCGTCTACAAAAGATTGAAGGGAAGTTTGGATGTCCTTGTCTTGAACGAATGTCTTGACAAATGTGGACTTTGCACCTTGAATGGTATCGATAGTTGTGTTGATAGCTTGTAACATAGTTTCTCCTTTTATTAAGCGAAAAACTCTCTAGCAAACCCATAAGGCGAATGAAGAGAGCCATATTAAAATCCTGCTTACTTATACAGGGACACTTTGCGTCGTGCCAGCTTTCGTAACGATTCACAGTCCTAAGGTGAATTCTTGGTTCCCATCCCGAGGGATAAAACTATTTAGTCATCACGTACATCGTGACTTCAAAACCAAAACGCATTTCAGTAGCAGAAGGTTTAGACCACATGATAATTCTCCTTAACAATTGTCCAAGTCGGACATTATTACTTATTCCCGAAAGGCGAATAAGTCGCTAAGTTAAATCATTACTTGTGACTAATCCTTTTCATTATTTAGCAGGAGTTGCTTTTTTACCGATGTTATATTTCGGAACAAGTTCCCACTGATCTTTCTCTTTGAAAGACACTACCTTAATTTGCGACAACGATGCTTTTGGCTCTGCTCTTGTAGCCGAAAGAATCTTTAATAATTCCCAGTCTTGTAATAGACCAGCAATTGCGTTTCTTCTCTCGATATCGCCACTCGTGATGTTAGATTCTTTACCATCTAGAGCGAACAACTCTTTGAAGTGAACGATAAAATACCTACCCTGCTTATGCAAGATATGGCATGATTGATACAGTTTGTTTTCTTTTCTGGAAGCAATCCCGATGCGGGTCAGAGTCTCACGAACCTTTAAGAAGTTATCTGGTTCAGGTAAAGTCACTTCAAGCATCGACTCGGGTGTCCAGTCGTAGTAAACCATCTCGACAGTCATTATTTTCCACCTTTGTATAATTTTTCTTTTATCATAGTCAACTGATCATCGGTTAGAACAGACAATGCTTCTTTAGTCTTTTCATCCGAATAATGATAGTATTCTTTCACCAAACGAAAAGATTCAGTTTCAGCGTCTTTCTTGTGCCATTTACTGAATCTTTTTTTCTTTGGTATACTATTTAGGAAAAATTGAAATTGCCAGTCATTAGGGATACCAGAGTGTTGATTCATCTCATTGGCATATAATACTGTATCGGGAAAATACGACAAACCTTTATTGATTAAGAAAGGCGAATAGTCCTTTACTGCTATTGGGTCTTCGGCTATTAGATCTTTCTTGGTTAGGTTGATGGCATTAATGAAATCAAATGGACTCATTTCCCTGCCCTCAACACCCAATCCTCAGCAAACTCTTCTGCTAGATCTTCTGTCTCGAAAGACTGAAACCCATTGTAGTCTGTTTCGGCATCGTATACAATAACACCATACTCACCATTGGTTGTCTTATAGACTTTAGCGTTGCGAACACCCTCTTGGTAGTCGCTTAAAATTGGCATCAAACTAGTCATGATATAAATCCTGCCTTTTCTAAATCTTCTTGAGATGCAGCAAATTTCTTTCCAGGGAATCGTTGGCTGAGAACATCTTCTAACTCTGCCTTAGACTTACCCTGTGCCATAAATTGGCTACTATCTTTATCATATACATAAATTACATCACCATGTTTTTCAATGGTGACATAAACCTTTGATTCAGTTTCTTCTTTCTCTACTTGTTCTTCTAAACCATCTAGTAGTTTTTCAGCTAAACGAAGTGCATGTTTTTCTCTAGCTTTCCAACCAACTGTAACACCATAGATGAAGAAAACAAAAGTGACAATGGCTAATACTAGGAATTCCATTTTATCCTCACTTAAATTTACACTGTGCCATAATCTCGGTCAGTGCAGCCATAATATTTAGTTCATGGTCAGCTACGAATGCTGCTTTATACTGATAGTCAGCAAGGATAAGAACTAGCTGAGGAATGCTAGCAGGTTCAATAGTATTTGCTGCAGAATCGTAGAGTTCACGGAACAAAGTAGCAGTATCAGAATCTGATTGATGAGCAACCCACTTACGAACTTCGCTGAAGTTCTTTTCTTTGAGATGTTTAATCAGATTGCGGAAAGACTCTTCTGACATATTAACAAGAATACCAGAGTCGATCTTACCAGATACAGAATAACGCTGGAACTCATTAAGAGTTCTACGATAGTCAGGGAAGTATTTTGTGATGACTTCTGCGACAACCTTAGGATCAAACTCTACTTGCTCTTGTTTGAGAATAGCAGATGCACGTTTGAAGAAGTTTGCAGCAATACCCTGTTTCTCTGAGTTATCGATCTTGAATTCAATCACAGCACAACGACTGTGGAGTGGTTCAATAATACGATTCTTAAAGTTACAGGTGAAGATGAATCGGCAGTTAGCAGAAAACTCTTCAATGAAACTACGCAAGGCAGGTTGCACTGATTGAGCATTCATATAATCTGCTTCATCAACGATGACGACTTTGCGTGCGTCAGAGAGGGATACGGTAGATGCGAAACCCTTAATAGTGGTACGCAATACATCAATGGAACGACCCTCGTCCGATCCGTTGATCATGATATACTCTGCACCAATTTCATTACACAATGCTTTGGCTACAGTAGTTTTACCTACACCAGCAGTGCCAGTGAATAGGAAGTTAGGAAGTTCACCTTGTGCGATGTATTCCTTAAATGTTTTCTTTAGTGAATCTGGGAGAACACAATCATCAATCTTTTGAGGACGATACTTTTCTACCCACAAGAACTGGTCTTCACGACTATCAATCATAACAACTCCATAATAAAAAGAAAAGGGGGAACGAGTCCCCCATCAATTAGAACTCGAATGTAGAGTCTGCTTCAACTGCGACATAATAAACTAAGTCAGTTGCAGTTGATTTGAAGCGAGAGATTTTCTTGCTTGAGATGCTAACTTCATAATCGCCTGGAAGCATCTTTAGGTTTTCTACCTTGAGGTTTACTTTGAAAGACTTATCAGTCGAGCCAACAGGTTCGCTGAAAGAGTTACCAGAAGCATTCTTCTTGTCACCAACAACCACAGTGATAGTAGAACCATCACCAACGATTGATACATCAGCTGCACGAAGAACAGAAGCAGTCTTATGAATCATGTTTAGTTTGTCAGCACTGATAGAGAAGTTAATTTCTGCATCAGGGAATGTGATTGCTTTCTGTGGAGCAGTAAGAACAGTTGCATCAGCTGCAAAGTATTTGATGCTCATGCTACCTTGTTTGATGGTAACATACTTCTCTTGGAAGTCCAAATCAGGATCGTCAAACAAAGACATCGCACCCAAGAACTCATTCAAGTCATAGATGCCGAAGTCAGGGAATGTTTCAGCAACAGTTGCATCAGACATCACGTTCTTCTGTGCTGAAATTGTTGCCAGTTTGTTGCCATTCTTAAGAAGCAGGTTTGAATTGATACCTGCGAAGTTCTTAAAAAGGGCTACTGTTTCTTTACTAAGTTTCATACTTTCTCCTATCAAATGAATACATTACTATGTATAAAAGATTATACCCCAAAGAGGGGTATTCATCAAATTTATTTTCCAATCATTAAACCAGTCATGTTGCTTGGAACAACGATTGTCTGAACCTTACCATTCTTAATACCTTCAGAGATATTTAATGCAGCTTGTGCGTTCATGAAGGCAATAGAACTTGAAGAATTGTTAGCCAATGCAGCCATACGTTCAGCTTCTTTCTTAGCAGTCTGCACTTCTACTTCTTTCTGTTTGTATTCATTCTTTGCACGAACCAAAGCATTGGCAGATTCTACAACAGAGTCGGCAGGAACAACATTACGAATCAGAACTTGAGAGATGGTAATAGTGCCATCTAGTTTTTCTTCGGCTAGATTCTTATTGATTTCTTCTTGGATCTGACGCTCCATATTTTCACGATTGTCTGCCATGTCAAGTGCTTCATAACGACGTGCAGCTTTGTAGATAGCATTACGTGCGTTTTGAACGATGTAGTTATACATCACATATGTATCACCCTTAAACTCAGCATGGAAAGAACGATTCTTTGTAGAATACAATTCTGCAACTTGATCAGGATTGATGTTATATACAACAACTGCATCAACATCTTTCATTGTGCTATTGTCTTTAGCAACTGGAGTCATATCGTTAAGAACAACGTTGACATCTTTAATTGGGAAAGTGAGAACATCACCAATTAAGATCTGATTGAAAGATCCAGGAAGCAATTCTCCAGGTTTAACCTGCTTATCAAAGCCAACTCGAACACCGACTTCACCAGTCTCGATACGAGTGCAACCAGTAGCAAATACAGCCAACAATGCAATAGCTAGAACACTTTTCTTCATAATGATTTCCTTAAAATAAAACAACGAGGGTAGTCAACAAAACAATAACGAGGAGAGAGATGGCAACACTATAAGAAACAGTCTTCGCCAATTCCCATTTTTCTTTCTTCGTAAATTTTCTAAACAGGTCAATGCCTACAAAGAAAATAATGAACAAAGAAATAAAAGTAATAATCATCTTAATCATTTCTTATTTTCCTTAAACTGTTCAGCTAGTTTATTGTGTTGTTCAAGAGAGCAATAGAACTTCCATTCATGAACACGTTTCTCGCCATTCTCAATAACCCAATAACCGATAACTGTATACGCTTCTTTTGGATCGCCCATACGTTCAATGGAGAATGCATCCATATTCTTCCAGTCAATCACAAACTCTGCTGACTGAACATCCTTACGAACTTCTTTATCTTTAACTTCTCTACAACGATCCAAGTCTGCTTGTAGAGATTTAATCAACGCACGAGCATTTTGTAAATCTTGCTCCAGCTGATTAATCTTAATAACTTGTCCAAACAATCCCATTACTTTTCATCCTTTGAGTATTTTACATCATGCTCATACAAAAACATCAGGCAACACATCGCATGTGCCAGATGCGACAATCCAGTTTCTTGGTCGTTCTGTTCACCTTGTTTCCATTGCCAGAGATGTCGTTGTAGGGCATCGAAATAGCGACGTTTAGAGTCAGGTACAAACTTCCAATTATCAGGTTCATATTTCTGTGCTCCGAATGTAAGCACCTTTGCTGTTTCTTCTAGTGCCAGTGGAGGTAGTAATCCATACTGAGGTTTACCACCATCAAATTTACGTCCACCAGTCGTAGCAGTCTGACTGGCTTTTACTGCGTCTTTATTTGCCATTGTGTCCTCCAATAAAACCAAATATGGGTACTCAAAGAATACCCATATGTAATCTACTGATTAGCCACGTGTGAACAAGTCAGCACCTGCTACGCTGTTCGCAATAGCAATCATGCGACGAGATGGCTTACCAACACGATACTTAGTAGTTTCTGTACCATCAGCTAACTTAGCCTTGTTTGCATAAATGCAATGACCTTGCTCACGGAGTGAGTGAATCGCACCATGCGGATTCTTCAAACCAAAAGAGCCAGCAATCTGACGTGCAGTCACTTCAGCACCAGTGTGTAGGTAGTTGAGTAGTTTTGCTTGCTTAGACATATAATAATATCTCCATTATGAATAACCATCGAATGAAAAGAATCGCTGGAGAGTGATGGCAAAACCCTCCAGCGACAGATAAAATTTTAATTAAACTTCGATACCGTTCTCACGGAGAATTGCATTGAAGTCTTCGACATCATCATCAAACTCTACAGAGTCATCGATGATTTTCTGCAGACGAGAAGATTCCAGTGCGTCTTCTTTCTCTGCAACATCTGCCTTAGCAGTTTTGACTTTGACAGTCTTAGCCTTAGCAAGTTTCGCAACTTTAGCCTTAGCCTTAGCGACTGGAGCAGTCTGCTTGTCTGCAACTTCTTTATTGAAGGCAGTCATTTCAGTTTCAGTAGGAACAGGTAGTTGATATACACCACGTTCAACTTTGTTCTTATTGAACAACCAGTTCGGATAACCGATCTTTTCACCCTTAGCACCAGTGCGTTGATCACGCAAAGTGTAATAAATGCTTGCGCATTCTTTCAGAGTAATTTGAGGATCTTTCTTGTACTGGGGATTAGACTCGAGAACAGCCACAACGAAACGCTTTTGAGCCAGAGTCAGGTTTGCAAATTTCAACATAATAAATTTCCTTTCGGTTTTCAACGATACAAAGATAATTATACAGCAACATGTAATAAAAGACAACTTCTTTCTGCAAAGACCCTACAGGATTGAGGGGATTCTCGACCCTGTAGGATACACGCTTTAGAAGGGGATTTCCTCGCTCTCAGGAGTCTGAGGTGCAACTTCTGCAACCACAGGTTCTGGAGCAGGGTTCGCAACTTTGTCATACAAGTCGATGAATGCAGTTTTGGTTGCAGCATCGAATCGGTTACAACAGAGTTGCACTGCTTTCTCACGATTCTTAAAAATCGCATAAGCACGAACAATGTGAATCATACGACGTGTAGTAATCGTCTCATCCACACCACCATCGTCAAATGTCTTACGAATTGCGTCAGCCCACTTAACGAGAGTCTCTGCGAATTCTTCATCAGCACACTGATAAGAGTCCATCAGATTCTTAATAATCTTCACTTCTACTTTTGCAGCAGGATATTCTTGTTCAAATGTTACAGCAAAACGCTCCAAGAATGCTTCGTTCAATACGTTAGTACCGATGTAACGACCATCGTCACTACCTTTACCTTTGGTGTTGGCAGTTGCGATGATATTGAAACCCTGTGCAGGAACAATCATCTCGTTCTTGAGTTTGAAGTAGTATGGTTTACCCTCAAGAATCGGTTGCAAGCACAACAGAGTGTTAGCTGAACCAGCATCAATTTCATCAAGCAACAGAGTCGTACCCATACGCATAGCGATGAGGACTGGACCTTCGACTACTTGCACATTACCATCGACAAGAGTCTTAGAGCCAATGAGTTGTTCTTCGTCAGTCATCATGTTCAAGTTTACACGGATGAGTGGTTTCTTATGTTTCGCACAAATCTGTTCAACCATTGTTGACTTACCATTACCAGTTGGACCAGAGATATAAGCTGGATAAAAGATTCCAGACTTGATGATATTCTCTAGGTCATTGAAGTTACCAAATGGCACAAAGTTCGAGTCTTTGACAGGAATGAGTGCTTTAGTGTCTGTGTAGTCAACGACAAATGATTCTTGTTTCACAGTATCTTCTTTCAATGCAGTATTACCAATTGTAGCAGGTGTAGACTTGCGACCATCAATCGCATAAAGTCCACGACCGACTTTTTCTTTCATAAGCCAAAGGGGGAATTTCTCTGTCTTGAGTGCGGACATTACATCCATCAACTCTGGACGACTCACTGTGCCACGTGTCGCAACATCAGGGAACATCTCGATGAGTTTAGATTCAAACTCTTCACGGAACTGGGTATCAACTTTTGCCATCACATTTCTCCATAATCAATCATTACATCCAAAATTATGCCTTAAATCGCAATAAAAGACAAGCACTTTTTACAGGGGTGAAAACCCCTGTAAAATCAACAACTTACGCAACCAGACTAACGAAACGATTCAACAGGACTCGGCTAGTCTTCTTGGTGTTCAAGAATTTACCAAAGTTCTTTGCAATCGACTTTGCGTTTGCATCTGCGTTCACTTCCAACTCACCTTCAACAATCTTGGTGGCAGTCTGCGGAATCACAAACAACTCATCACGACCAGTGTTCTTCACAGAAGCAAAGTTCTGATTGCGGAAATCACGTCTCCACTGTTCAATCAGAGCATATGCATCACCCTGATAGTTCGGGATGTTTGCGTGAATCACGTTACGCAATTCGCTCTTGTGATTGCGACAGATATGGAAACCAACAACAGATACATTGTAGCGATCCTTAATCATACGCAACACAACATCAGCCTGCACTGTAGAGTCACGACGCAATTCGTATGTCTTCTGAGTCGCTTCATCTTTGATAAAGTGTTTCTGTTTCACACGCTTGTATTGATTGTCTACAACCTCAGTACGAGAATCATCAAGACCACGAGAACCACGATTAGTGTTAAACGAACCACCTTCACCATCGGTTAGAGTGATAAATGTAGTCTTCTCGATATTGTGTGCCTTGATAAAATCACCAAGATGTTTGTAAACATATACCATTGCTTCGTTCAGTGGAGTGCCACCAGTATTG